TTTGACCATCTTGCGACCTACACTCGATTTTTCCAGCTCTTGAGCCATAGGGGAAACAAAGGTCCCTTGTCCGTGTTTTTTGTCTTTGTAGTTGTATTTATGAGCACTCAAAGTCTTGAGGAAAGCATCAATATCCTTGCTTCCATCCTTCACATTGGCTTTCACACGCTCATCGGACAATGCACCAGCGGCAATCTGCCCCCCAGCGTTGAGAACTCCACCCAAGGCTGCGGCTTTGGATTGAAACTTGGTTTCATTGAGGCTATTGGCCTGTGCTTGAGCATTCTGAGCCGCTTGGTTTTGCATGCCCAAAACGTTCTGTAGCAGAGCATTTTGATTGGCTTGGTTTTGACTTTGCATCCCTAGAACCGAGGTCCCCAGAGAACTCAAAGCATTGCGGGCATTGGCCATCTCGGCAGCACGAAGCTGAGCAGCTTGGTTGATTTGCCCTTGCTGTAAAGCAGCGCCTTGCTGCATGGCATTTCTTTGAGCGGCAATCTGAGCACCAGCACCCCCACGAGCGGAATTGGCAGCTGCGACTTGAGCTGCAAGAGCCGACTCAAGACCGGCTTGTTGCTGAAGCGCCGCCACACTGGGAGCTTGTCCAGAGGCCGCCGCTTGTTGAAGCGCCAAAGCTTGCTGAGTCGCTGCATTGCCATTGAGGCCTGCTGTGGGAGAAATCTGTCCAGCCAAACGGCGTCTTTCCTCATCCGCCAGCTCATTAGCTCTTTGCACGCCAGACGTATTGGCTGGGTCTCCCCCGGAGATGTTGTCGAGGATGGGATTGATAATGCCACCGACAGCGGAACCAATGGACTCGCCTATAGGAGCTGTGATTCCCCCCACCACATCTCCCAAAACACCCCCTAACCACTTTCCACCTTGTCTCACTGCACCCATGTTAGATTTCCTTTATAAAAATAATGACATCGTTTTGCGAAGAGTGAAGCCGAAATCCATAAGCCAGAAGCACTTGGAGACTTTCGGTACTTCCTTGAGTCGAGGGAACCACAGTCCCTGTCAGATACTTGCAACCCACCTTTTTGGCTTCATCCGTGATGAGGTCTGCCAGCTTGGAAGCCAAGCCCTGCTTGCGAAAAGGGGAGCGTACGAAGATATCTATAATGTAACACTCCTCTCCTGTGATTCGATAGGTCGCAAGCGCTTTGCTTTCAAATTCAATAACATCAATCCCTTCACGCTCTTTCTTGTATTCAGCGAACAAACTCATTCTATGTAAGTCTCCTGTTGCTTGGCATTCTGTTGGAAGAGGGTTTGACACCTACTGTACAAGAAATCGCACTGGCACTAAAGGTATTCCCACTTTCGGTCCCGAGAGTGGTTGTGGGGATGGAGACAATCCGAAAGCGCACAGCTTCGCACTTTTGACGCTTGGGTTTGTACTGGAATTGGTAAACCCCGTTGCTGATGTTGCCTGTAAGGCTTGGAATAATGGTGACGGTTTCCGTGGCAGTCGCTTCGTAATCAAAGTAGCTCGAGATTTGCAGCGTATGTTTGTCGTAATACTTGCCTAAAATGAGAAGAGAATAGAAGCGCTGAAAGCCTTGAAAGCCTGCAAAGGCGTACCAAGGGGTATCAATCGTTTGATTGTAAGCTACATTTCCTGTGTTCAAAACATCCAGAAATCCTTCGCCTTCAATGTACATGTAGTTGTCATCAGCTATGACAAACTTTCCATGGTCGAGACCTGTGCCTTGGATGCCAATAAAGGGGTACGTGTAGATGTACCATTGGTCAAAGTAATAGTCGTAAACGCAGCATGTGCCTTGGCCATCGTTGAGGGCATAAACCACTTGGTTTGTGTTCTCAATCAAAGTGGCTTGTATCACATCGGCCGTGGAATACTTTGTGGGGTTTAAATAGATTTCTACATTGTCGCCAATGTACTGGGTCGTCAGATTTCGATTCAAAAGGTAAATCCCTTTGGCACTTTGGAACATCAGACCATTGGGGATACGAGCAATGCTGTTGGGGTTGATGCAACCAATCTCACCGGCAATCAATTGAGGCACAGCAAAGAAACCGTTGTTTCCCGTGTCATCAGGACCGTTGCCTGAAGTGAAGTAGATGGACTTGTTCTTGAAAATAATGAACTTGTCATCCATGGAGTAAATCGCTGTGATGGGTCCACCCTTAGCATCCAGACTTAGAGCATTAGACTGAGCAAATCCAATCCCGTCTCCCACCACATATTCTTTGCTGAAATAGACAGTATTAGGATCTTCCAAGCCCGCAATAAAGAGCCGATTTTGGAACGTATGGAGTAACGAAGCAGAGGAAGTAGAATAGTTAGCAAGAACACCCCCTGTTGTATACAAGAGTGGGTTTTGAACTATGACTGCATCGGTATTGTCATCAAACACAGCGAAAATCTCTGTGGTCATGACGCTGTAGTCTACAGTCGTGACTAAGTAAAACAACGAACCACCGTTGGTCGTACGATAAAGCGAGAAGCTTGGCCTCTTATTGGTCGCTATAAAGGCACGCACATTTATATAGACGGCACTTGTGGCTGGAGGGTTTGTGAAAGTCACTGTGACTGTGTTGCTCACATCCGAGCGGTGAACATTCCCCAAGTTGTCGGTGTAAGTGAAGATGCCAACATACTGATAGCTTGCACCCGCCACTAGACCTGTCCCCGCTGTAAAGCTTGTGCTCACAATCTCGGGATACAGCAAAAAGTTGTTCTCCGCTGTATCTTGGCCATCGTAGTACTGAACCATACCACCTGAGACAAAGAGCTCACGATTCAAGGAATCGGCATTGAACTTACGAGCGATGCGAAAATCAAAGGTGTAAGGATAGGTGATGGTATCAAAGGAAATCCCTGTGGTGGTCGTTCCTTGAATGTTGGTCTTTTGCTTAATCGGCATACGAGAACCCATAGAGGCACTGTAGGCGGGAGTGGGCAAAAGATTGTAGTAGCGATAGAAGCCATAAGCGAGCTGATAGGAACACTTTCCGACAAAGTAATAGGTTTTGTCGAGAGAGCCAAAGTTTGTGATATCCACGAGAAACACTGTGGCTTGAAAGCCTGTCTGAGCCGGGGATGTTCCATACCAGGTGTCATAGATGCAGAACATATAGAAGTGGCCATTTTGCTCAAATATCCGACTATAGATGTTTAAGCTGGGCAAAAACTCCGTGGTGTTCTGCAAAAGATTGGTTGTAAAGGCATCAAAGGACACATTGTGAATCGTAGCGTAGGAGTAATTGGTACGAACCAGTCCTACATAGTACTGAAGCTTTCCTGAAAAACCTTCGTAAAAGGACTGCACGGCTGTGGGTAAATACACTGCTGTGTCGATGGTCACATAGAATTCACTGTAGTCTGTGATGGCAAAAGAACTGTCCAAAGTCGCTGAGTAGAATTTGTACTGGGTCCCACTGACACTTGCGAGCCAACAGGCAAAGATAGCGGGTCCTGTATTCGTTAAGCACATAGGCTGCACAGGCAGTGCAAAACCACCATTGACGGGGTCCGCTGTGGTGAGCGTTGTGGCACCAGTGACAGAGCCTGAGGAATCCACGTAGCAAAGCTTGGCATACCGAGTTCCTGTGATGCTCACGGTGTACATCAAACAGATTTTGTTGTTGAAATCCATCAATCGAACTTCATAACTATAGGAATCAAAGCTATCAATGGCATTGAAAACACCATTGGTTGTTCCATCGGTATTGAAAATATAAAAGCCAATTTGATTCAAATAGTTGGCGAAAACAAAGCACTTGTTATCAATGGTAATAGCCTTGGCGTAGTTCCCGTTGAGCGTTGCCCCCCGAATGTAAGTCTGGGAGTCGGGTTGGTACACACCATAATAAAAGGTTGTTGTGCTGATAGGATTGTTGAAAATGTAGATTTCCAAATCTCCCGCCATGGCAATATCCACAGTCCCTGTATCACTTGTGGTGACGGTAAAGGGCAGATTGGAATCATCCCGAGAGATGGCTACAGTCTGAAGCTGTCTATCTGCGACTTGTGGCTGAAAGTAATTGGAGTTGGCTTCTGTGGTGTACTTGTTCAGAATAAAGGTGTCATGCACAAAAGCAGAATCATTGTGAGTAAAAACCTGTTTGATTTGCGAGAAGCTTTGAGGAACATACTCCACTCCATTCCTTTGCTGAATCGAATTGGTTTTCTGTTGAAACGCATTCTGAAGCAGCAAAAATGACTGACTGGTCAAATCATCCGATTTTGTATCCAGTCCCTTGTTGAATGTGAGCGGGATGACTTGAGGTTGCAGTGCCATAATGTCTCCTAGAAAAACACCAGTGATACCGTCGCACTTGCGTTGCTTTTGAGCACAATGATGTTGGGATTGGGGGATGGAGTCGAACTTAGATAGATATCTAAAGGAAAAGTTTTCATAACGACAAAAAAGCCCCTAGGAGCTTGGGGAAGCGTGTGGTTGACGTAAGTGTCCACACCAGACACAAAAACAACGTCTTGGACCAAATTGGCATTAATCAGCAAGGAAGTACCAACAGAGTCCAAGGAAAGGGATACGGAATCCTGAATTCTTTGAAGTTCAGGGTCTTTGGCAATGATTTTTTTAAAGATTTGAAACATAGGGGTACTCACCTTGCCAGAAAGGGGAAGTACATGTATTGGTCGTCCAAAAACGTAGTGTCGGTCAGAAGCTCTGGCAGACCATCATCACGTTCGGCTGTGGCTTGAAGAATCTCTTCTTGAAGTCTATCTCGTTCCATAGCCAGGACAGTTACATCCGATTCTTCCTTCTGAAGACATTTGATTCCCGCATCCAAAATCAAATAATCCTCAATCACAGCGGGATTGACCGTAATGGTCTGATTGGTTGCTGTAATGGATGTTGGGTCGGGGATATACCAAAGCTCGACAGTATTGGCAGCGTCGGGAATTGGCGTGAAGACAATATCATCTCCACGAAAGTAGTAACGAAACCCACGATAGCTCGTGAAAGCATAAAAGCGAGTTTTGTTGCGATTGCGTTGGTTGAAGTTAAAAGGCGATAATGTGATTCGATTGTCATTGTCGTCATTGATGAGCAAATCCACACCCACAGCTTTGAAAAAGTCTGCGGGAAGTGCATAGGTATCTTGATTGGAGACAACATTGATGGTGTAAGAGGTTACGAAAAAACTCTTATTAGCCTTTACAATTTTCATGTAGAGGCTGCGATAAGACTTGTCCAAGTATCGAACAATTTCAGCATCCGTGACAAAAGCAGTGGCAGTCATATCTGCCACGTCTCTTATTTGAGTCACTAAATCTGAAACGAGAACAGATAGAGCCATGACTCACCCCTGCTTCAGTAAGGGAACCCATCTTCCATAAGATCTTCTTCGCTAGCCATCTCACCCTCTTCATCTTCATACTCATCGGCGAAGACAATACAGGCTTTGAGAGCTGACATAAAAAGGTCCACGTCTCTTGTATCTAGGGCTTTCATCACATCGTTGGCGGCGTCCCGAAAGGCGACTTCATCGATGGATTGCTCTTCCTCACTCAAATCCATTTTGCGGTCCATCAATTCATTGGCGCCACCGTCCATAGGAGGTTTGGCAGCCATTTTGACGATGAGACCTGCAATCTTTTTATCCGCCATCATCATACCCTTTCTCGCTTATACGCTAGTGTTTTTGCAAACAATGCTGACGCAAAGAGTACAAACAGCGGCTGGGTCTGTCGGAGTGGCACCTGTGTTTAAACGAACAACAACTGTTTTGGAAGCAGCTGCCACGTTTACAGATTTGATTTGAGGAACAAGGTCAACAGCTGTAGCAGCCATCAATGTGCACTGAGCTGTGAGGAAAGAGTAATAAGCGTCTTGTAAAGTGATTGTGTATTCACCCGTTCCTGTTTTCGTAACAGAAGCGACACCTTTGATGCTGTATCCAGAAACAGATGCATCAGCTGCAATGTTGATGGTCCCAACAAGGTGAACAGGCGCTTTTACGAACCAGTAACCAAACTGTTGTAAATAACGATTTGCCATGTGTGTTTCCTTTGAGGATTAGGCAACACAGGGAGGTCGTCCTGTGTCACCTAAAGATTATGAATTACGGAAGTTTTACGACAGCGTTCCAGCCAGGAGCATAGCAGCCAAGCTGAGAGTAGCTGAAGCAACGGAAATCGAGTTGGTCAGCTGTAGAGGAACGAAGAACATCAAGGCCGTCACCTTTAAAGAGGTTAACAGCTTTGCCAAGGGAAGCCAGTTCCCATGTGTTCATTTGAAGAATGTTTGCATAGCCAACAGGAGCATTCATATCTGGCAAGCATGTGACTTCAACGCCAGGACCGTAAATCAACACGCCTTTGAATCCAACATCAGCATCTTTAGCGCCAACATCTACGTATTGAACCTTGGAACCAAGAGCGATAACCAAGTTTTGATAGTCTAAGTGGTTTAAGAAAATGTAGTCAGGGCGTCCGCCTTCACGAGCCACCAGGCGTAACCCTTGTTGGAGGGCTTCTTCTATAGTTAAAGCAGAACCATCATAAGTAATACCACCCAAGCGGAAAGCATCAACGTTACGAGTAACTCCGTAGAAGCTGGCTGCCAGAGCAGAAGAACGGTTGTTGTAAGGAACCCATGCTTGGATACCAGAAATCGCTTTTCCTGCATCACCACGTGGGAAGAGGTAGTCAGAAGCGGCTGCACCTGTAATCGCTGCAGATAAAGTAATAATGCCTGTTCCACGGTCAATCGCAGTGATAACGCCTTGTGGACCAGTTGTTGTATTGAGGCCTGTTGCAGAGTCGTTAGGGCTAGACTCAAGAGCCATCCCCACTTCAAAGTTCACTGCATCTTCTGCATTTGCCAAAGTCAAAGTGGTTGTTGTTCCAGAGGATGCAGATAAGCGTCCAATAGAACCTGAACCTGTGCGGTAAGCTTGGATTGCAAGGGAACGAGCTAGAGAGTTGATTGCGCCGTCCATCTCGAGTTTCAAAGCACGAAGAAAAGCACCTTCATCGTTTTGAGAAGCCATGATGGTTTCGTTTTGGACAGAACCAAAAGAGTAGTTGGATTGGCGTGTAATCAAGAATGCACGAAGTTGGGATGTGCTTGTTTCTGCCAAACCTGTGGAGAAAGTGTTACTTCTGTTTTGCGGATTTCCGAATATTACCGGCATCTTACGGCCATCACCTGTGAATTGCTCATACTTTGGAAGCATCGCTAGGAGTGGGTTATGCTTGTAAACAAGATTCAAAACAGCTTTTTCAGGGTATAACGTTTTTAAGGCCGGGCCAAACAAGGTAAGATCTAATGCCATTTAATGGTCATCCTTTTCTTTTCAGAAGCTCTATAGCTCGAGCCATCCTTTCTTCTTCGGACAGTTCGTCTAGGGAGCGAGAGTGAGTTGCTTCGGTAACAACCTTGTTACTGAGCGTTGTGATTTTCGGCTTAGGCTCATTCTCTTTCTTCTGAGCGGACAACTCTTGTTTTTCTTCCTTAGGAGCTGGAGTTTCAGCTTGCAAAAGAGCTTTGATTTTTTTCAAGTTTGTGTAGCGTTTGGCGTCTTCGAAAAGATACGTTTCAACCCATTCACACGCTTGTTCTAATGTTGGCTCTTTTCCATAAACCCGATGATATTCAACTATTGTGTCAAATACAAGATCTGGAGCGTCTTCTCGCAAAGAGAGAAGCTCATAGGTGTCTTTTTGAGTTTCAATGTATTTCTGAGTGTTGGCTTTGTAATTTTGAACCAGTTCGTTTCTTTGACGCTCGGCCTCTTTGGCTTGCTCTTGAGCCTTGGCTTCTTCTTCTTGGAGCTTGGCCTTTTCTTTTTCTTGAATCATGGCTTCCAGTTTCGCCAGTTTCTCTTCCACAGCGCTGAGTTTCTTTTCAGGCGCTGGGCGTTTGTCTTGAAGAAGACGTTCGGAAAGCTTGTCATAGGAGAGACCTAGCTTCTCCAAAGCTTTCAAGGGGTCCTGTGCAATCAAAGATTCAATCTCTTGATACTTAGACGCAAAAGGTTTTAGCTGTTCGATTTCGGTTTTGTATTGAGTTTCTTTTTGGCGAAGTTCACGTTCAGCACGTTTGATGGCAGCGAAGCGGAGGTAATCAGCTTTCGGAGTCGATTCCGCCGTCTTAGGGATATCTTTTGACTCCGAAATTTGATTTTCTTCAGATGGAGAAACGGCTGATGAAATCTCTGGAGAGGCATCAACAGGAGTCGCACTCGTTTCTGAAGAAGCCGTTAACGTATCAAGCATGAAAATTCCTTTCAATAAAAATTTCTATAAAGTGAGAAAAGTAAATTTTAAAAATCACTTACTTTACTTTAAATTTACTTTTCCCACCCTGACCTCTAGAAGTCCCACTTAGGAGGCGTTGGCCATTCCCAACATGGGGTTTGTGGACACACTGGCACCATTGGCCAAAGCTTGTGTTTGGGCTTGTTGCAACTGGGCTGCGGGAACAGTATTCAACTCGGGAGGAGGCGCTTGGGTATCCCCCATCTGTGCCGTTTGCAAGTCTTTGACCTGAGCCAAGTAGGTCCTCAAAAGCTCAATCTTCTCGTCTTCCACCTTCTTCAAACGAGCCCAGTTGATGTAGCTAGTGACCATCTTGAGAGCCAGCTGAAGAATGTCAGTCTCTTCAGGAGGCGTATAGATGCCTGTATCGAGCATTTCTTCCAGGGTTTGAATGATGAGGCGGTAAGGCGCCAATTGGAGCTTGATGGAGTGTTGGTCGTCTGGGAAGTCAAAGAGTTCCATAGCCATGGTTGGGTCCATAAGCCCAGACTGAACCATATCTTGAACAAACTTGAGTTTGCCCTCTGGGGTATTGGGAAAGTCGGAAACAGGCCAGCACTGCATAACGTAGCCGTCTCTATCCACTTGAATCTCTTTGAAGTCAATCCTCTCCATGCCTTCGTTGCGAGAGAACGCTGTGACGGGATAGGAGCCTGTGTCTTCGACAATATCCTGAACCACATCGAGCATAATGTCGGCGCAGTCTATGTGAAATTGCTCGTAATCTCGGGCAGTTAGAGAGAAGCGCTCGGTTTCAATATCGTGAAAGCTATCCAAAGCTTTTCCTGAATTAAGGCCTGCTGGCTTCTGGCTCTGCGCTGAAAGCTGGCTGATTCCCACAATCTGGTAAGCCTTCTGATAGAGGCTTTCAATCTGGTTGAAAATATCAGGATTAACCGAGGGGTTGGTTGCATAGATAGGCGGTGTGCCACGGTATTTGACAATCACGCCAATATCATTGGTGAGCTTCAGAGGCGAAACGTTGCTGCCTTCTTCAAGGAAAATCTTGGGATTGGCAAACATACGCATGGCTTGCTGGGTTGTCGCCAAAAGACGATTGAGTTCCGTTTGGATGGAATAGAGCTCTTCCGAAATCCCTGTGCCAAAGTATCCCAAAAGAGGAGCTGAGTAGACGTACTTGGCAAAGGGAAAGCGTGGCTTTTTGTACTCTTCTTCAAAAAGAACCCGCTTTTGGAGGCTAATCACATGCTTGCCAGGCTCGACACGCTGTGTGCCATCCTTCTCGAGAATTGTGACAGGCAAGTGCCAGGCTTCAATGACCAAAGCACAGTCCATAAAGCCTTGAAGTGTGGCAATACGCTCGGTCTCGGCACCCCGAATATCCCTCTCAAACTGGGGATACAATTGGCAAAGATAGTCTTTGGAAATGTAGCGTGTCCGGTACAGGTTGCGAGGCTTCCCGTAAATCGCATCATTCATATCCACGAGAAGTTCACTGGGGTACACACGTTCAATGGCCACTTTGTTGGTATCATGGTCTCTGAAGATGTGCATAAAGCCCGTCCCAAAGATGCCACCGTCTCTCAAAACCATTCGAGCTTCTTTGTAAAAGTCGAGCTGATAGAAAAGTCCACCGAGGAACTTATTGAGCATGCGAGCTTTCTTTTGAGCGGCATAGGTCCCACCATCGGTGAGGAACATGGGTTTGATTTTGTTTTTGGCGAGCTTAGCGGACCAGGAGTCTACACAGGAGCGAATCACATTGAGATTGACTTTGGGAGAGCGAAACACACTCGGAGCGAGCATGCCTAAGGAGGCGCCGGCAGAGGATGTTGTCCCATTGAGCCAACCAAATTCTTCTGAACCATAGAGCTGAGCATTCTTGTTGTTCTTCGACATCTGGTTGTTGAGCTCATTGCGAAGAGACTCAATGTACCCATAAAGCTGTCGAGCCATTTTTTCGCCTTCGTTCTTGTACCAAAGACGGTTGTTGGCAGTATCCATCACATCCACCATGAAATTCTCCTTAGACTATTTTTGAACATGCCACATCAACATGTCGTCTTCTGTCATTTCGGCAACGTCTTTGTATTTTGACTGAAGAACAGACTTATCGAGGGGAACATCCTTGTATTGTGGACTAGGTTGGATAGTTAGTCCATCCCATTGGAACACAACAAGTTGTCTGTCTATAGCGTAATCAATGAGCTCTTTAACCTCATGGAGGCTAAGTTTACTGGACAGTTTTGATGACGATTTCGTTGTCTCTTTGGTTGTCATTGTAGACCTCTCGAATGATGACAGTGTGACCTAAAAGGTGAATTTGCATCTTCTTTTCAAAGGTAAAGTTGGACTTAAAATCCTTTTCTGAGTGGTATTCTTTGTAGAATTTAAAGTAGAGAGGATGTGTCAGTTCCACGACAAAACTGCCGTCCTTGATGGAAAATTCCCTGACCATCTCCTGCAAGACTTTGGCGATTTGGAAGTAAACCTTCTCTCCATTGTCCTCTTTGTAAAAGCGAGAAAACACAATGTTCATGCCTGTTCCTTAATCATAGCCAAAAAGATAATCCTCTTCTTTGGGCTCGTGTTGTTCCTTCCAAGACTCAATCAATCGTTGTTCTTCTTGCTTGTACCAGGCCTCTGTATTTCGCTCATGAACCAGTGGGTCTTCTGTGAAGATATAGTTCTTGATGTAGCGAAACGCATAGAGAAACGCATCGGCACAGTGGTTGTCCAAACCCTCAAGCTCTAACAAACGGTCTTCATCCCAAATGAGTTTGGTCCATTCAGAGGCGGTTTTGCTCGTTTCAGAGACCTTAATGGAGCCTGCAAGTAACTCGGAATTGGTAATTTCTATGTAGGCACGTTTATCACGTTTCTGGGCGGCTTTCACGTTCAATCCGTAACGCAAACGAAACTCCTCTGCGATGGACTTACCCAGACCACCTTCATCACAAATGATGATGGGCTGATTGTACTGAGAGCTGAGTTTTTGAAGCTTGGAGGCAATATCACAGGGCAAAAGACCAGACCACTTGTCGGCAAAGACCTCATAGACAAAGCGAGACTTTCGGTTGCATGCAAGAACCACCATGGCTGTGGCATCCTCAAAGCCAAGGTCAAGACCTATGACATAGTCTGTGAAAGTGTGAGGCAGAGAATCAAAGGTATTGCGAAAGGGATTGTACTTGTAGACGTTGAGGGAATCATCCTTCACCCAGTTGCCAAAGAACTCTCTTTGGACAATAGGATGGTCTTCCGTGTACCCACGCCGGCGCATGAGTTGGTCGAGAAACCCACGGGCATCGGGGATGTGCGGGTTTTGAAGAAAGTTCCAATGATGGACCTTATACTCAAGGGCACTGTCTGTGGTCGCTTTGTAGAAGTAGCTGTTCAAATCAAAGCCAGGGGTCCCAATAAGCCGCAAAACACCCTTGTGGTCCGCCAGAGCCGGGACAATGACTTCCTCAATCAAATACTCCATGGCTTCCGATTTAAAGGAGGCACACTCATCGAGATAGACCTTCTTGTAAGCGTTTCCCCGCAAAGACTCGGCCACGCCTTCATCCTTCACACCCAAAAGATGCAACTCGGAGCCATTGTGAAACTGGACAATGAGTTCTGATTCCTTGAATTCACAGGGCACATCAAACTCTCGAGCTTCTTTCTTAAGGGTCTTCCACATGATTCGCTTGGAACTTTTGCGAGTGAGGGACAGATAGCAGCTCATGGTGTCGGGGTATTTGAGGCATGTGATGAGTAAGTCTTTGGAAGCGGTGTGAGATTTCCCGGCACGGCGTCCACATTTGGCGGCTGCAAACATGGCAGTCTCTTCGAGAAAGTTCAATTGCTGGGCAAAAAGAGAAGATTTGATGCGATCGATGAGGGAATCTTGGGAACTCTTAGCTTGTCTTTGGTCTATCCACTTTTTTAGGAGCAGACTTTTGAACAGGACTGACTTGGGGAGTGATTTCATGTTCTATCCGTGTCTGAGGTATAGCAACGACAATGTTGTTGGGGAAAACGAGAAAGGTTTCGCCTTCCTTGGAGATTTGCACATACCCATCTTTGAGAACCATCTCAAAGCCATCATCCTCTCGAAAGGTAACACGGCTCGCGCCTTTGACGAGGATGGCTTGGTACAATTGAATCTTCTGAATCTTCATAATGATAAAATCCTAGATGCCGTGTGGCTTTGAAAGGGTTGTAGAAAACCGTGTAGTTCTGGGACAACTTGTCGAGAAAGTGTTTGCTAGTAACCTTAGGCTGGTGTGTGTACTCAATGACTTTGACAGGATAGGCCTCTTGCATCTCACCAATAAGAGCACTCGCTAGACCAAAGTTCTTGAAGTTGTGCTTCACATAAACCCAATCCACAATCATCTTCTCCATGGCACAGATTTGAGCACAGATATAGCCAAGGATAATGTTGTCGTCCTCTGTGTCCACAGCCATGATGGGCGTGCTGTAATCCAATATGGTCTCAATGATGCGAGACTGAAAGGTGTAGTAAACCCCGTTGCTCACAGAAACGGTCGTAGGACTATTTCGGTAAGACTGAAGCCAGGAATTGATAATAAAATTTTTGTCGCTCTCACGCATCAAGCGGAAAGCGACATCGGGTTTGTGAAATTTGGTCATATCAGTAGCAGATGTTCTCGCCAGGCATTCTGTCGATATTGTCCTTACGGTTGTAAGGCTTTTCTTTGGGAATCTTGCCCGCTGGAGGGTTTTTCTTTGGAGCTGGTTTGCTTGGTTTTTTTGGCGCTGGTTTCTTTTTCATGGTGTCCCCTTTAGTGAGTGTCTTTGAGCTTTTCCTGTTCCTTGAGCAATTCACGAGCCTTCTCGTCAATCTGTTCAGGGGTCAAGAGCGCTAGGTACTTCAACTGCAATTCTTCATTCTTTAGTTCTAGTTCTTTTACACGCAACTGCAAGGCCTTGGCTTTGGTCACATCATTAAACCAACCGGCTTTGCGCAGAAGAATCTTTTGAGCGTCTCTATCCTTTTCATGAATAGCGCAGTGGATAACAGCGCTAGCCACTTCATCCACAACTCCCAAACGAGAGGTGTAGAAGACTTCCCGCAGCTTGGGGTCCACTTTGAGTCTATCGGTAAAGATATCGGTATCCACACCAATGTAGTTGGCAATTTGCCTAGGAGTAAACTGGCTCTTCGCCAAACGAGCTATGGTCTCGTAGTTCCAAACGCCAAACGGATCGTTTTCGTCTGTTGGCTTAGAAAGTGTGCGAGGAGGAGGCGGTCTCTTTGCTGTCATTGTCATTCCTTATTAATGGAGTATGGCATCTATATCACAAAAGTATCCAGCATCGATAAGCTTTTTTTGCACATCTTCGACACTTCGAGCCACCATGCACAGAGCACCGGCTTCAGCATGCTTCCAAAGGAACTGGGACTGAACTTCCTCACGGCGTTCTTTGTCTGGGTCCTTGGACTTTGCCTTACGAGCGAGATACTTTTCGTATTCAACATCATTCATTTCAAAAGGAAGTTTTCCTTCACGGGGAGCTTTGACTTCAATATACAGAGCTCGTCCCATAGGAGCAATGACACCAGTGATATCAGGCAATCCTCTGACCGGAGCTTTGGAGAGGTACATCCCGCCTGCACTGGAACGCAAAACAGGCATGTTTGGGCTGCGGTAAGCTGCTATGCCAAGCTCTTTGAGATAAGCCAATATCGATTTGAGTACGTCTGCTTCTTTAGTCATGGAAGCAAAGTACCAGGAAAGGAAAGGAATTTCAAGAATCGGGGGGGAAAAATAAACCCCACGACACCATGCCATGGGGAAAAGTTAAAACAGAACAAAACCATTCTAGAACAAAAAAACCCGCCACACCATGCAGCGGGTCAATCAACGACGACAGATTCTATATACACAAAGCAAATAGCCACACTATGTGGCTAGATATGGGATTATGTACGATTCAATTTAACGTAAACATAAAACCCTATCAAGAAGCCAACCAAAATAAAAAGAAGCAAAGAGCCTAAGACCTTTTCCAAGGAAATGCGACGCCGGGGAGGAACAAAGGGCTCAATCACAAGCTCTTTGGGTTTTGGACACTCTTCGTAATCTTCTTCTCGACTGACACACAAAGTCATGGTGTTACTCCTTCGTCACTTTGATGTAAGGCCTACAGGTATAAATATCCTGAGCAACACAAATATTAGGACTATCGGGCCTATTTAAGGAAATATCGATGGTTTGTTGGTAAGAAATGTATTTAGCGGGTCTTCGACTTGTATAACTTAGAGTATCACCACGAGTACAATAATCATTCCAATTCTTAAGCTTTTCTCTCCAAATTCGCAAAAAATCCTTGCGAGACAAATAGACAGTAAGGCTGTTTTCAAAAACGTCTTTATTCTCGTAATAATAATCATAAATGTGAGTTATATCCCGACCTCTCAAATAAATTTCCTTTTTCTCTTTCTGAAGAATTGGGTTTGTTTTAATAGGCTGTGAACACTCAATATCGGTTTTGTTAATTTTGCTTATGCACTCTCTTAAAGCCATTTTGTGACCTTCATTTCGAATGAGGCCTTCATTGAGTATGGTTGCAATAATCTCTAATAGTTGATTTGTCTTTTGAATCGAGATTCTCGTTGGTATATCGTTCACGTCCACTGGCTTGTCCTTTCTCGTAAGACCTGTACACTGTTTGATAATTTTGCCTACCCCAACCTTTAGGAGTCTTTATGAAACTTCTTGCCACACTCACAAGTCTTGTCACGCTCACAGCTTACGCTTTGCCCGAAATGCACTTTGAGGGACCAAAAGGAGAAGACTTTTTTGTCTTTGACTTTGGTCTCAATGAGCTTCGCAGAGACGTGGGTATTGGCTGGGAAATGATTCCCTTGACCAAAATCCGAGAGTCACAAAATCACATCGACTTTAGAACACCTCAAGGCATGGAACTCTTTATCACTCGCTATGGAAACGGAAGCTATGCCATGCATATAGATTTTCCCGGCGGGGAACACAAGGAAAAGATAGCTGTAGATAGAGACTCTGTGCTGCTGGAGCGAATCACAATCTATCGCCGGGGAGGTCCCCAGTACCTTTATCTAGCGCCAGATAGCCAGAGAGTGGGGATACCTCATCATCAGCTCTTTCCGTTTCTCTATGATTGATAGGTTTGTATATATCTTCAAACCCATAAAATTTACAAAGCCTTGAACAAATCTGTTCTGCAAACTCAAGCTTTCCCGATATGCTTTTTTCCCATGGAAAATCATCATGTAAAATTGCCAAAAATAGCCCTAAAACATCCTCATTAGACAAATAAGGCTTACTCATGGATACAACTCCTCAATCTTGAGCTTCATGTAATCCGTAAGATGCTCAAGATGCCCCACCTGATTGCGCAGATAGCGCATATCTCTATCCACATTTCGCAAATAAAATTTACGTTGGGTATTGTCACCGCTCTCTTTCAAAAGCCTTTTGTTGGTTTTGAGTTCAAGAAGCGTTTCATACATACGATTGATGACACAATCGATATCATCATAGCTCTTGTGTAGGTCTCTCATATCATTATCTCCGGGATATAGGCGTCATCCAGCGCTTTGGCTACATCAGCAATCATCATGGCAAAGTTGGCCACATCGGCACATTCCATGCCTATCTCTTGGCGGTTATTGGCTTTCTTATCCACAAAGTTATCAATCTCAATCTGAAGCTCTTCCACTTCCACCTTGAGATGAGCGAAAAGCTTTTGGATATCCGTCAGCTTCCAAGGGCCTTTGTGCTTATTGAGTTCGAGCTTGAACTGCATGTACTTTTCAAAACGAGCAAGTTGCTCTTGCCCACGCAGAAAGCGGGTCTCGAGTTTGGTCACCATGGATAGGGTCCTTAGAGTTGGAGAGCTGTGTAAAAGGCCTGCGAGTCGTAGTTGTGAAGATAAGCCAGAATATGATCATTACAGGCTTTTTCTATTCCGATTTGGTCTTCAGGAGGGAGGGAATCAGGGTCATCGACAAGAACATCATTGAGAAAGATAAAGACTCTGTCACCAGAGGTTTCAATGGGTCCATAGGGAGAATCATAGCCTACATAGATGTAAGAGAACTCAAACTCTATCCGGTAGTCTTTGTAGAACAATTCTGATTGAACTGCTGTCATATACAATCCTTTCAGAGCTAGGCCTTTGATTCTCCGTGGAGACCTCATCCCATGAGCTCTTTATACTCTTCTGGAATTTCATCGATTTTGTATGCAACAACCCCTTTAATATCAGGGTTATATCGCACCCAACATGTTCCTTTACACTCTGAGCAAGCAGCATACCCACTTATCAAAAATTTTCGGTGGATGCTAAGTAACGGTTTTGTATCGATTTTATGCTCACAATGTGGGCATTTTACTTGAAATTCTAAGTGTCCCATAGTGAAAACTCCTTTGCTGAATTTTCTTAATTATAAGAAACTTATTTTCAAATTACAAGCATTTGTCTGTTACTTTGTTAATTTTTTTAACAATTAAACACGCTGATTGCAATACGCTTGAAAGAGAAGATCGAGATCATCTAGCATCACCGATTCCATAGATTCTTTATCCGATTGCGTGAGTTGATAAGGCTTTGTGTCCATATCATAGGCGTACTGGGTATAAACCATAGTGTGCTTTTTAATGAGAAACTTTCTCTCATCATCTGTGAGATTGGGAAAGTCATTGAGCATCTTGGATACCGTTTCAAAATCTGTGTGAAACTCAAGAGAGACAAGGAGTTGCTTTTCTGTGCTTGGCACATGAACGCAGTATTGACGGACAATTTCCAAAAGTTTCATAAAGCACTCCTTGTTTGGGAGGCTTTGAGAATTTCTTCTTTAAAAACCAAACAGAGGTGATTGTACTCATCGTGTTCCGATTGGGTCTTGTAAGTCTTGGCTGACAATTCTAAATAACGCTGCCATTTTTGAGGTCTAAGGGCTTGAGCCGCTTCGAGTTCTTTTTTCCACAAATCTAAAAAGTTTCTTTTGGTTTTCATCTTAGCCTCTCCAGAGCAAAGTGTAGGTGACCGAACATCGGTCTCCCTTGTTCATATCGCCTAGAAGCAGCATTGTCAACATTATTTTGATGGGAGGGTTAGGTTTTTTTCCATTTCTTTTTGTTTAGACTTTCAATATACTTTTTTAAATCAGCAACTTGTTTTTCTAATTCTTGCAAACAAATGTTCACATTTCTTACATGATTTTCATCGGCTTCATAGGATAAATTCATAGCTGTTCTTTTGATATCTTCTGTTAAATTATCAATATATTTATAATCGGATCGACTAATATTCATTATGCTTTATCCTCTTTCTCTTTGTCATAAAACGGTATCCAAAATCCGTGATAAGCCACAAGGTAATTTCTGTCAGAAGCAATCGTGACTTCTTCTTTACCAATAAACATAAAAGTCCTTATCTTCAAGTTTCCAGGTATATCCTGCAAGCCCTAATATTAAATAAAACATAGATTTATCATGTTCTTGCAATTGTGTAACAACATGAGCATCTATTCTAATTTGATATTTATGTTTATGAAAAAAAGGATCTTGTGTCATAGAACCAATATCTTGGAGTAATTTCGCAGCATCGCCTGCTTCGCTAAACAACTGGGTCATTTTCAAATTGTGTGCGGGTTGTAGCATTTCTCTTCTCCTTAATGTATACAGGCCCTTGCAGCTCTCAACTTTAAAAACTGGGAAGAGTCTTAAAGTCAATTGAAGACCAGCTAAACAGGAACTTCAACTGGAGCTGCTTTTATTCATATGTATCACAATAATTTTTTTCAATTTTCATTATACCTCTCCAGATAAAATAGCCTTCATCGACTACTTCGTTGGTATGAGAAACATATAGAATTGTCAATGTTTTAAGTAGAATGAGGGTCGGATAGATGATAAAAAAAAGGCCTCCGATGAGAGAGGCAGAAAAGAGAGGCCGTTAAGATCCCAATTCTTAACTCCTTCTTAAAGAAATTTCTGCGTTAGGTCAACCCTCATCTGGAGACAACAAACAACCAAATAACAAAGAGGTATTTTATGAATTCTAATTATGAAAACGAACTTTATGTAGATTTCTATACAAAATTAAAAAAGATAGATGAAACAGAAACCAAAGAGTATCGTGTGCATGCGTGTATTAGAGGAAATTTACAAAGTATTCGAGACAAATATATAAACAAATTAATAAATTTTCATGAAAAAGAAAAACTAATTGAAAAAGAAATTGTCATAAATTTTATTGTTGTCGAAGGAGAAGAACGTGATTTTTATAGTATTGGGTCTTTTGAAGGCGGCTACAAAGACGGAGATTATCATTCCTCTTTATATTGCATCGCAGAAGAAGTAGCTAAGAACGCCGCTAAAATGTTGCACGAAAATCCAGGATTAATATAAAAAAAGACGAATGTTTTGAGGACTCGTCTTCTTTAACCATTTTTCTTCGAAAGGAGCGGTATGTATAAATTATCTATCAATTCTTAAAATATTTAGCAATAAAAAAGACGAGCGGATTGGTCACTCGTCTAAACACGATTTCTCTCAAAGGAGGTATCATGCTAGCATCTAGCAAAATTAAACAGGTTGTGGAATCAGAAAAAGCGGTATTGAGCACAATTTTAATACATGGCTTTAAAAACCTAGAAATACCAAAGGGTTTTTTTGACGCTAAGTATTTTGAAGATCCTAACCATGCAATCGTTGCTAAAGAAATTTCGAATTGTATTTCAGAGGGGTTAGAGATTGACGGAGATTTAATCTTTAACAGACTTGTCTCTAATAAGAAATTTAAAGATAATTTTGAGCCTTTTCATTATGAAATTATAAGAGGTTTTGGATCATGGAAAGACAACTTAAATTATCATTTAAATCAGATATACGAAGCTTATGGAGCTCGTCAATGTATTGAAAAGCTAGGGCCGCTTGAAAGGAATTTTAGAAATTATATCTTTGAGGGCGACAATTTAGCCATCATACGAGAAACTCTTATGTTTCTTGAACAATACAATCAAATTTTAGCTCAAAAACAAGAATTTGTTAGTTTTTACGAGGGATGTTTAAAGGTTATTCTTGAAGTAGAAGAACGCATGAAAAACCCAAACAAAGCACCAGTTCCCACAACAGGTTTTAAGAAAATTGATAAACTTATTTTTGGCTTTATACCATCCAACTCTATCATTTTAGCCGGTCGTCCAGGGTCTGGGAAAACAGCTTTAGCCTTAAATATGATTGTCAAAACAATACAAGCGGGAAACGAAGCTATGTTTTTTTCTATGGAAATGAGCAAAGACCAAATTTGCGCAAGAATACTTAGCTATTTTTCTAAGATTTCTTCAAGAAAGATAACAAACGATGTTTTAACAAATGAAGAGCATGCAAGATTATTATCAGCATTTGATTTTACAGAGAAAATAAAATCATCCATATGTGATTCATCCAAAACAACACTCACAGAAATTCGAATCAAAGCCATGGAACACAAGAGAAGGCACGGTCGATTGGACTTGATTGTGAT